CAGCTCCGCCATGCGCGGCAGGGCCGCCGTGTCGAAGCGCTCAAAGTCGCGGTCGGGCCGGTCGTCGCACAGGCGCACGCGGAAGCAGTAGACGGCCTCTGCCGTGAGCGGCGTGCGCGCATAGGCGTTGATCTTTGCGAGCCGGGCCTCGTCCGGCGCTCCCGCGCCGCGCAGCCCGCCCTCCTTGCGAATCTCCATGTTATGTCCCCTTTCTCAGCTGTTCCGTCCGGGCGCGGTACAGGTCGGCCTGCGCCTCCTCGACGAGGTCCTGCAGGCTGATGTCGTCCCAGACGATCTCCGGCGCACAGCCGCAGCCGTGCAGGCGCAGCCACAGCGTGCAGATGCGCAGCAGCACCGGCTCGACGGCGCGGCGCAGCGCCCAGAGCTCACTTGTCAGAAGATCTGCCTGCTGGGCGCTCATGCGCTCCGTGCTCGACCAGCTCAGGCCGAGCAGGAACGGCGGCAGGCCCGTTTTGGCCACGAGCTGCTCGAGCAGCTGGCGCACGGGCACGGCCGCGTCAAGCACCGGCCCGTCCGCGCCGATAACCTTGACGGACACGTCACCCACGGCCACGAAGTCGCGCACGACGCCGCTCTGGCTGTCGCGCATGGCCTCGCTCCACTCGGCGGCGATGGCCCCGGCCCGCTCGGAGGCGGAGCCGCGCTCCATCCCGTCGCCGCCCGGCCTGCAGACGACGGCATAGCGCACATTGCCCGCGCGCTCCCAGTTTTTGCCGATCGTGCGGTAAATTTTCAGCAGGATGTCCGCGAGAAACGGCATACTGCGCAGCAGCGAGACGCCATAGGGGCGGCCCGGCTCCGGGTTCAGCGCCGTGAACAGCAGCAGCTCCTGCCGCGGCAGCGGCCGCATCCGGCCGTCCTCGCCGCAGCCGCACAGCACGACCTCGAGGGGCGACTTCCCCTCCCGAAGCTCCAGCGCGTTCACGTCGCCCCAGCACACGGCCCGCAGGTCGCCCTGCGCCACGAGCATCTCGCCGACGGCCCGGCCGTAGGTCAGAAGGCTGTCGAGATAGGCCGAGAGGAAGCTGTGGATGCCGATTTGCCCGCGCCCGCACGGAACGGTCCGCAGGAATTCGTTCAGCGCGGTCTCCCGCTGGGCGCTTCGCACCGTGAAGCCGCCGCTCAGCCGCACGAGCTTGCCGATAGCCGCATCCAGCACGGGAAGCGACTGCCGCATGGCGCGGTAGAGCTGCGCCTCGCCGGGCGGGACGGCCGGAAGGCCCGCGCCGAACGGGCTCTGCGTCCCGCCGCGCAGCTGCGCCGCCGCCGCCGCGACGCTCTGCTTTTTTCGAAACATGTTTTTCCTCCTTTATTGGGGGAAACTCTGAATCGATCATCTGCGGCGGATGCCGGATCTTTTTCGGCAATCCATCGGTTTGGAAAGTTTGCAGTACACAAAGTACAACTGCACTTTCCAAACCTCGCCTTGCCAAAAAATCTCTCGCCATCCGCTCTTGTTGATCAATTCAGAGCTTCCCTTGATTTTTCGCGCGCCTTTGATTTCGCTCACGCCATTGTAGGGGCCGGGCATGCCCCTCCCGGCGCGGTACTCACAGCCGGTACAAGCCGTCGTTAAAATGGTGAACGCCCCCGAATTGTCATTGCGAGGCCCCAACGGGGCCGTGGCAATCTCGGGAAGGCAGCTGCGATTTCGCCGATGGCATTCCCACGATGCGGTTGCGTACTGCGAGATTGCCACGTCGCTTCGCTCCTCGCAATGACAATTCAGGCAAGGGCCGTGGTGCACCAATGCCGTTCAGCGGTTTAAGGCCCCTCTACAAGGCGCTCACTGAGCGCCGCTACACCCCATAACTTTGGCTTTTACCATTTTACTGACAGCCTGTACAAATCGGCGGTGCAGTGCCGGGCGGGGACAGCCCTTCCCCTACAATGGCGTTTGCCGTTTTAACGGCTGCCTATGCGAATCGTTTGTGCCCAGCCCCTACAATGCGCCAACACCTACGCTCTCCGGATAGCCGTACACGCGGCCAGGGCCGGGCGCTGCGGAGCCAGCACCGTCGAGACAAAATAGCGCATGTCGTCCATGGCATGATCGTGCTCCTTGCGCACGGCGTCGCGCCCGGCCTTCGGGTCCCAGACATACTGCTCGATCTCGCGCAGGCAGTCCGTGCAGGTGTCGCACAGCACGAGCCTGCCGCACTTGAGCAGATCCGACGTGCGGCGGATGCCGCTGAGCACGTCGTTGTCCGCCCGGCGGACGTTCCAGCCGTTTTGCCGCAGCGTCTCAAGGAAGCTCGCAGCCGACGGATCGACGATGACGGCCGCGATGGGCCGCCCGCCCGCAAGCTCCCGCAGCGCCCGCTCATACTCCGCGTCCGTCATCTGGCGCTGCTCGCGCCTCGAGTCGAAGTAGAACTCCTTCACGCGGTACCACACGGCGTCCTTCCGCCCCCACAGCCCGAAGGATGCCGGGTTGACCGTGCCATAGTCGCACGAGATGTACCACTGGTTGAACGGCCCCTCGGGCGGCGGCGGGGCCTTTGCCGCGTCGAAGAAGTCATACACCCGGCCCTCAGCCGCCACCCACTGGCCCAGCACGAAGCGGCGGTAGAACACGCCGGAGTACAGCCGCGCATAGCGGCTGCGGATATCGGGCGACAGCGCGGGGTTGTCCTCCATCGTAAAGTGGAGGTACAGGCAGTTCCGCTCCGCCGCATGGCCGATCCACTCCGTGTAGAACCAGTGGTACGGCCCCTCGGGGTTGCAGTTGAACCACAGGCGGCTTCCCGTGACGGAGCAGCGCGCGCAGGCCTGCTCCACAAAGCTGCGCGGCATGAGCGCCACCTCGTCGAGCAGCACGCCCGCAAACGTGATGCCCTGAATGAGGGCGGCGGAGCCCTCGTCCCGCCCGCCGAAGAGGTAGAACTCGTTCGTGTGCCCGCGGTAGCTCACCTGCAACAGGTTCTCCGTCCGCCGCTCCCGGACGGAAAAGCCGATGGCCTGCAGCTTCGGCAGCAGCTCCGTAACGACGTTGCGCCGCAGCGAGGCGATGGTCTTGCCGCACAGGCCGAACCGCGCGCCACTGAAGCAGGCGCTCGCCCACAGAAAGAAGCTCAGCCCCATGCACAGCGTCTTGCCCGAGCGCACCGCTCCGTCGCAGATGATGGCC